AATTCTGAAGACTTATGGCGGTTATGGTATGGAGGGGGGCTGAAGGACTCGGAGAGGCTAACATTTAGAAATGAGATTATCTGGGACAAGGGCGGGGGCGGGATGTCTGTCAAGACAAAGGCGGGCAGAATGTTCCAGTCATCTGAGCGGTGTTTGTTCTTCATGTTGGGTGAGCAGGGGTTCAATAATAATGCCGACAACTATTGGGAGGGATGGGAACCTATACGCTCCAAGCTAGAGGCTGACTGTAAGAAGATGGGCTGGGGGCCGAAGGATATTGAGAGGATATGTGGGGTTGGGATGTATTCGCATTGGTTCACAAAATCCCAATGGGGCTTCATCACTCAGGAGCATTACGAGATGCTGCAAAAGGCAGCAGCGAGCCATGACGCCTTCAAGCGTGACCATGACGACATCAAGCGTGAGTTCTATGCAACCCGTGCGTATTTTGACAATGCCCACGAAGCGATGACAGACGTTTGGATGTATGTGCCTATCGATGATATATGGAAATTCCCCAGAGTATCTGGAGCGGAGAGGAACGGACATGCAACACCGAAACCAGTGAATATGATTGGAAGAATAGCCAAGTCATCCTGTGCTATTGGGGGTCTTATTGTTGACCCGTTCTCAGGAACAGGAACCACGATAATGGCTTCAGAGCAATTTAATCGGTGCTGCTATGCGATGGACATTGAGCCGAAGTATGTCCAGGTGGCGATTGAACGTTGGGAAAACTATACAGGGCAGAAAGCCAGCAAGGTATAGGGGCAGGAAATGAAAATCCGCAATCGTATTACTGAGCTTAGATATGTGCGGGCTTCTACACTGATTCCAAACCCAAACAACTGGCGACGGCATCCTGCTGGTCAGGCTAATGCCTTACGGGGAGCCTTGGCAGAGATAGGCTACGCCGATGCCTTGATAGCCTACGAAACGCCAGACGGTCTCAAACTGATTGACGGCCATCTCAGAGCCGAAACAACCCCTGACATGGAAGTTCCTGTGCTTATTACGAATTTGAATGAACAAGAAGCAGATATGTTGCTGGCAACGCTTGATCCCCTGGCGGCAATGGCCACCGTCAACAAAGACCAGTTCGAAGCATTACTGCAAAACGTCCATGCAGAAAGCGATGCATTGCAGGAGATGCTGGACGCTATAGCAGAGGGGAATCTCAAAACCTTGGAGGCAATGCAGAAGCCGAAGATAGGGTTGACTGATCCAGACGATGTGCCGCCAGAACCAGAGGAGCCGTGGGTACAGGTGGGTGACCTGTTCCAGTTGGGGGAACATCGGTTGTTGTGTGGGGACAGTACAGATGTCGAAGATGTATCAATGCTTATGGGAGATAGGAAGATTGATATGGTATTTACAGACCCTCCCTACAACGTGGATTATTCCAGTAAGCAGGAACTGCTGAATTTGTGGGATGGTGGAGATAGGATTACTACGGTAATCGCTAATGACAATCAAATAGGTGCTAAAGAATATGCTAGTTTCTGCCAAGCCTTTTATCTTGCGTTTGAGCCGTATCTGAATAGGTTGAATAGTATCTATATTTGCGGAAACTATGAAAGACTTATTCCATACTACAAGTTGAGCGAATTGAAAATCAGCAATATGCTCGTCTGGGTCAAGAGTTCAATAGTGATTGGAAGGATGGACTATCAAAACAAGCATGAGTTCATTCTGTACGGGTGGTCTGGGGCGCATAAGTGGTACTCCGACAGGAAGCAGTCTACTGTTTGGGAATTTCCGAAACCTAGTTCTTCCAAATTGCATCCCACAATGAAGCCCGTTGAGTTGGTTGAAAGAGCCATCATAAATTCCAGTAATTTAGAAAGCCTTGTTTATGATGGATTTTCTGGTTCTGGAACGACCATTATTGCTTCTGAAAGATTGGAGCGTACCTGTTATGCGATGGAGATTGATCCCAAGTATGTACAGGTGGCGATTGAACGATGGCAGAACTATACCGGCCGTGAGGCGGTCAAAATTAATGGAGTGAAAGTGTAATGGCTGGAAACGGAGAAGCTAAGACAAGTCCACGGCGCATACGGTCTGTTGAACGGCAGAAACAAGCACTGGAATTGCGCCTCGCCGGTGCATCGTTTGAACAGATCGGACAGGCTTTGGACTACTCGTGTGCATCTTCTGCATACCGTGCTGTCCAGTCCGCAATCGCAAAAGTCCCAGAACCAGCCGTGCGGGAGTATCGGTTAGTCAACACATGGCGGCTCAATAGACTTCGGATCAACAACTGGCAAGCCGCTCAGAGTGGTGACCCTAAAGCGATTGAGGTGGAGTTGAAAATACAACAAGAGGAGGCCCGATTGCTTGGCCTCTACGCACCAACGAAGACCGAATGGACTGGTGAGGCTGGTGGCCCCGTCCAGTTGAGGGTTGTCTATGACGATGACGATGACAACGGCTCCGGTACAGACATACAAGGTCAGGCTCCGTAGGCCACACCATCAACAGCGGGCGTTCATCGAGAGCCCAGCGAAGCGGATTATCGTCCGTGCTGGACGGCGTGGCGGGAAGACCGTTGGCATCGCTATCAGGGCGGTGAAGGCTTTCTTGGCGGGGCAACGAGTCCTGTATGCGGCCCCCACCCAAGACCAGGTCGATGCGTTCTGGTTCGAGGTAAAGCGGGCCTTGATCGAGCCAATTACCGCGGGGATCTACTACAAAAACGAGTCGCTCCACCTTGTTGAAGTCCCAATGACCAAGCAACGCATCCGGGCGAAAACAGCGTGGAACGCCGATACACTCAGGGGTGACTACGCTGATCTGCTGATCCTGGACGAGTTCCAGCTGATGGATGAGCAGGTCTGGAATAGCGTCGGGGCTCCGATGTTGTTCGACAATGATGGCACCGCCGTTTTTATCTATACGCCCCCCAGCATACGGAGCCGGTCTGTATCCAAGGCTCGCGATCCACTCCATGCCGCCAGGTTGTTCAAACACCATGTCGAAAGCGAGCAGGCGAACCCGACCGGGCGATTGGCGGCATTCCACTTCAGTAGTTTTGCAAACCCGCACGTCAGCCATGAAGCCTTGGATAATATGTCGCTGGATATGTCCTCCCTTGCCATACGGCAGGAGATCATGGCCGAGGACGTGGAAGAGGTACCTGGCGCACTGTGGAACAGGCCAGACATTGATACCTACCGGATAACCAAACGTCCGACTGATTTAGTCCGCATCGTCGTTGGAGTTGACCCACCTGGTGGCAATACCGAGTGTGGGATCGTGGTGGTAGGGAGTGACAGGGACGGGCAATACTATGTTCTTGATGACCAATCAATCCAGACCTCACCGGAACGCTGGGCGATGGCCGTATTGGACGCCTACGTTGCCAATGAGTCCGATGTGATACTCGCTGAGGCGAACTTCGGCGGCGATATGGTGGAGAGTACCCTGCGGGTCGTGGCAAACCAAATTGGGCTCACCGCAAACGTGCGCCTGGTTCACGCCAGTCGGGGGAAGGCGATCAGGGCCGAGCCCATCGCCGCCCTATACGAGCGCGGGATAGTCCACCACGTTGGAGACTTTCCACTGCTCGAAGCGGAGATGTGTACTTGGGTGCCTGGAGATCCGAGGAGCCCAAACCGCATTGATGCCCTGGTATGGGCTCTCACCGAGCTATCCACCAGGGGGAGGCCGAATGTGAGGTTCATATGATGGATCGTGGTGGGTGGGCATTGGTGATGTTATAGACAAATGATGGATCAGAAAGAGGGGGCCATAAGCCCGTAGAGGTATGGACGCCGACTGGGTGATAAATTCGTTTAATCCGTTTAATTCGTACTTCGTAGCGAGATGAGGAGGAAACATACAAACAGAGCATTCCAGGGCAAATGGAGCTTTGCAGGGTAAACGGGCATTGGTGATGTTATAGACAGGGGGGATTCTGGTGGATGATGAAAGCCTGTTCTGCCAATGCGGGCATCTGGAGGACGAGCATACCATAACGGGTGATGTCGCTGATTTGGACGCGGGGGATGGTGCCTGTAACTCGGCTGGGTGTGCCTGTCTGCTATTCGACGAGGGTGATGAATGATGACGCAACATCGGCTCATGGTGGCCATCGAGTTGGTGGGAATCGGTATGCTTGCCTGTGGGCTCTGGCTGCTTCATCCAGCCGCCGCACTTGTAATGGCGGGAACCGCAACTATACTGGTGGCACAAGGATCTATAAAAACCCAGTCTGGCAGGGGTGACGAATGACCATTCTCCAGCAAGCGGCCCAGGGGTTGTCCAACCTCGTATCCTCAAAGGCACCGAACATCCAACGCCCACCGCAAGCGATGGGCGGCTTATCATCTGGTGGATCGTTATTCTCGGGAGGTGGAGGTCAGAACCGCACCAGCAACCTTGCGGCTATGGCTGGCACCGCTTGGCTATTTTCCGTCGTCGACCGCATCAGTAGTGCGGTGGCCATGATTGACTGGCATCTGTACAGGGTGAGCCCGAACGGTGAGCGAGTCAAGGTACTGTCTCACCCAGCCCTGTCACTCTGGCAGAGTGCGAACCCCTATTACACGGGGGACGAGTTTCTGGAATGTACGATGCAGCACTTCGAACTGGTAGGTGAATCCTGGTGGGTGCTGGTTCGTAGCCTCGGCGGTGTCCCGTTGGAGATCTGGCCTGTCCGCGCTGACCGTATGCGCCCCATACCAGACAGGGACGCGTATATCTCCGGGTACATCTACCAACTAGGTGCAGAGCGCATTCCTCTTGAGGCCAAGGACGTTATCTTCATCCGTCGCCCATCACCGACTGATCCATATCGTGGTATGGGCGTGGTACAGACCCTGGTGAACGACCTAGAGGGCGAGCGCATGGCGGCCCAGTGGCAGCGGAACTTTTACAGCAACTCCGCAGAGCCAGGTGGGATTATCGAGATGAACGAAACTCTCAGCGACGAGGCTTTTGCTCGGATGGCCCAACGTTGGAGGGAACAGCATCAGGGAGTTGCCAATGCCCATCGGGTGGCGATCATCGAGCAGGGTACTTGGAAAGATCGCAAATACACGCAACGTGATATGCAACTCGACCAATACCGACTGCGTAACCGTGACACCATCCTGGGGGCCTTCGGAGTCCACAAACACATCCTCGGCGCGTCCGATGACGTGAACCGTGCCAATGCTGAGGCGGCGAATTATCAGTTCGCGTACTGGGTGCTAACCCCTCGCCTACGCCGTATCAGAGCCGCACTCAACTCCAGGTTACTGCCGGCGTTTGGGCCTATGGCCCGAAACCTCATGTTCGACTTTGAAGACCCCGTTGCCGAAAACAGAGAACTTTCGCTGGAGGAGGCGGTGCGTGGGTTTGAGGGAAAAATCCTCACGAGGAACGAGGCCAGGAAGCGGTTGGGTGAGGGGAAGGTTGATGATGGGGATATGTTCTTATCGGATACTCCTATACAGCTTGGCGTGGAGCCCACCCGTGATCAGGTGGAACGGGACATTGCTTTCGTCATGACAAAGGGGGACGACCCACTGGCCTTGTTGCCATCGCCGGTGGCGGTAGAGCAACAGGCTATGGAGGACGCCTGGGGTAAGCGTTTAGAGCATGAGGCGAAGGCCATCGCGGAATACATCGAGCCGTTCATGAAATCATACTTCGGCATCGAGGTAACCAAGATCGAGGCGAGCGACCTTGATGCCTACGACTGGGATTGGTGGGGGAGACATGGGGACGATGTGATCGACGAGCTTACCAAGGCTTACACGGCCAGCATCACGATGGAGTTTCCAGGCATAGATCCAGAAAGCGCAACACGTCTCGCCTCCCAATACGCCGCGACTCGTGGGGCCGAACTCCTGCGGGTGGATGGCCCTGATAACCTCGTCAAATTTACCCGCCAGCGTGTCAACGAACTGGTGGCCGGTACGATCGAGCGAGGTGAGGGATTAGGGACTCTCCAGCGCAACCTCCGCAATGATTTCGGCTTTGGATCTGAACGGGCCAGGATGATAGCGAGGACGGAGACAGCCTTTGCCCACGGCCATGGGTCGAAACAGGCAGCCCTAGCGCAGGGCAGGGACGAGAAGTTGTGGGTGACCCAGGGAGACTCCCTCGTAAACCAACCCATCTGTGCCACCAACGCCATCCAGGGGTGGCTCAAGGTGGATAATGCCTTCCAGAGTGGCCATGACACCATACCAGGCCATGTCAACTGTCGATGCAATGTGCGGTACAGGACGGCTGAAGTTCACCCATCACCAGAGAAGTCGTCCACACACTCAGCCGATTTGTATCGCCTCTTCGGCGGCATGAGCGGGAGTCCCACGGTGACTCGTTGTTCCGAATGCGACCGGATGCTTGGGAAGAACCTCGGTAGTGGGGCCGAGATCAAATGTCGGTGCGGCAATCTACATACCGTAGCCTGAGTTGTGAGGCACTGATATGTTTGGCAAGTTTCGGCCACAGATCTTCCTCTCTATCCTGGTGCTGGGCCTACTTGCGGCCCTTGGTCTATACTACGGCGTGCCAGAGGTATCGACAGCGACCATCGGCGGCATTATCGCGTTGGGCATGAAGGTATTGGAGAACGAGTGATGGGTAGGATCAAGCGTTTGTTTTTTAACCCCTTGAGAGTGATCCCCAGGCCGGCCTTGCATTGGCCATCTTTCCTGCGGCCCTTGCGGTTCCTCCGGTTCCTCCGAGTCCTTCGAGTCCTAGTGATCCCGATTGGATTGATGCTTGTCGTCGTTGGTGGGCTTGGCGTGGCTCTCATGTTGTACGGCATGGACATCCTGGTAACCGCTGGGGTAGATATCCCAGAGGTCACCTACACGGTGCAGGCCATGCTCCTCATGCCCCTTGAGTGGCTCATAGCGTCCTCGGTAGTCCTTGCCATCGGAGTGGTGGTTATGCATAGGGCATTATTGCGCTTTGTGCTATCTACTATCAGGTCGGTTATTGCTACCCCTGGAGCCATTTGGAGAGCCCCTATGCGGGCATACCGACGGGCCGCCAGTATCAGGGACTGGATCATGGCCAAGGTGGAGTACCTCCAAGCTGAGTCAGCTAAGTGGAAACTGGCCTTTAATATGCTAAAAAGTCCATACCTGGCACTGCGTTGGGCAGGGCTAAGTCCGCAGGCAGCGGTGACACTACTCGCTGCGGGTAGCGTGGCTACGACGGGAGTCGTCGTCAATGAAACGATTTTGGAGGGACGAAGTTTCGAGCGGGGCGATCCAGGTATCTACCTAGCACCTGGGGACGCACCCGTGGCCTACATTGATGACCCTGACCTCCCTGGGTACAACACGCTCCGCATCGACCTCGGCACGACCCCTGTCAGGAGCATCACGATTGAGAACGTGTCGGTTGGGACGGTTTTCACCGGCTCGGCCCTGCCAAGCGGAGAGCAGAACGTGGTGCAGGTCGGGGGCAGCGTGGTGACCGGCGGCACAAACACCAGGCTTGAGGTTGGGCATTTGATTTTTGAAAAGTCTAGATGTAAGAAGCTCACCTTGTCCGATATCCAGGCCCATACGCTCATCGTGCGAGGCAATGCCAGTGACGGCCAATCCATTGCGCCCTCGCCTGGAACCAGCCGAATGCTTGCTATTGGAGGAGGACATCACCAGGCTGATGCCATGCTGCACTCGGGTGGCCTGTTCGACCGCATCCTAATCCAGGCCCCGACCAGTGCTGTGAATGGCAAGATCGACAAGCTGACTCTGAGTAACCTCTTCACGAAAGGCGGGGAGTGCGTCCTGAGCAGGATCACTGCGGGTACGATAGAGATTTTATACAACGAGGTCGGACAAGGGAACGGCTTTGCGACGAAGGAGTTTGTCATCAGCACGAACGTCACAGGAGCGGTCATAACGGTCGAGGATAACGTGGAGGTTTCGATATCTGAACCCGCCACGAGCTAGGCGAGGAATAGATAGAAGGAGGACGAGTATGAACTGGGTACTGAGGTTTCTTCCAGCGGACAAACGGCAGATGGTGTTGCTTGCTCAGAGCATCGTGAGTTGTCTCGATACGGCTGCGGAACGCAAGGCGGCGATCAACTACGGCGTTGCCATGTTGCGAGACGGGAAGGTCACCGTCAGTGAGTGGAGCCGGTTTGGTTCAAAGCTCGGCCTCTTGCGTGGCAGGAACGAACAGATTCGGAGCAGGTAGGACGAAATCCATGTAGCAAAGTGACTGGATCTTGACAATGCGGTAGCCAGGGCGGTAGTATTCCTGCGGGCGGTGACGGAAAACCGAATAGATGGGTGGCCTGAGCATCTAGAGTGCCAGTGCCATACCGAGAGGCCCATGAGGCCCGATGCAAAGATACCCTCGTATCTGTATCGGGTTTTTTATTTGGAGTGTAATGCTGAGACATAAATTGGTTCGCCCGAACGAAATCAAGGTACTGGACGCTGAACGTGGCCTTATTGAGGTGCTTGTATCAGACGAGTCGCCAGACCGAGACGACGACATTATTCGCCAAGGATACTGGGATCTCAAACCGTTCCAGGCCCATCCCGTCTTGGTCGCAGGTCACGATTACCATTACCTCCAAGCCCAGATTGGTGAATGGTCTGGTATGGAGGTGCGTGGACGTAAGCTGGTGGGCTCCCCCGAATATTACGTTGGTCAGGGAAACAAGGATGCAGACTGGGGATTTAACCTGGCAATGCGCGGCAAAGCCGCCTATAGCGTTGGTTTTATCCCAGACATGGACAAGGCTAGACCCAGGGACGAGTCAGGGCATGGGCTCATGGGCATGTTCCCATCCTACGAGTTCCGCGGCCAGACTCTCCTTGAAGTGTCCCATGTGGTGATCCCAGCAAACCCACACGCTCTCCAACTGATGCAGCGGGCAAAGGGATTACACCCTGAAATAGACACCATCGTCGGAGAGTTGATCGCAGACTGCGATACTAACGGTATCGCCGCTAACCAGGCAAATTTAGATGATGTCGACCGCGTGGTCGAGGTTCTCCAGCGCGGGCTAAACCTCCCCGATGGTCAGGTACTAGAGGATCGGCTATTGGGCATCGAGGCAGCCATCGACAACCTTACGGCAGACCGTTTGGCAACCATGCCCCAGGATATGGAGGACGCCGAGGTCACCGAGGAGGAGAAACGCTCTATCGAACAACAGCATGAGGCATTAGGCACCGCGGTGAAGGCGGGAATTAAAGACGCATTGAGGGAGGTTATTGCTCATGGCAAACATTAACGGCACCGGTGTACCGATACCGAGTACCTCTGAGGATCTCGAAGCGGCAATGCTCGACGACGGGTTCCGAGCCAAGGTACTCGAAAGCCCCGAAGCCCTGAAGTCGTTTGTCACAAATTATGCTAAGACGGCAATGGCAAACGACCCCGATCTACAGGATCAGCTATCAGACCAACAGACGAAGGTTATGACCGACTTCCTCGCCAAAAATGGCATCAACCTTGAGGAGCTAGGGCGGGTCAGTAAGCGGCTCCCGATGGGCGAGGCTATGGACTACAGCACTGGTAAAGGCATTTACAAAGCCCTGAATCTGACCGCGCATGAGATGAAGCAGATCGCAGCCACGGGGGAAGGCGCTTGTATGGAGGCATCTGGTCAGTTCGACACCTTCGGGGCATTCGCCCAGGCAATGAGCCCCTGGGCCACACACAAGGGCATGGGCGTACATGACTCCAGGCTAAAGGTGTTGGGCGAGGGCCAGGGCGATCAGGGGGGCTTCCTCGTGCCTGAAGAGTTTCGGGCCGAACTCCTTCGCAACACCCTAGAGGCGTCAGTGATACGACCACGGGCCAGGGTTATCCCCATGAGTACGTTAACCCTACGCATCCCAGCGATCCGAGACACCACACACGCCAGCAACGTTTACGGCGGGGTGCAGGGGTATTGGACGCCAGAATCTGGCAGCTTCACACAGTCTGAACCCACATTCGCCCAGGTAGCACTGACGGCCAAGAAGTTGATGGGCGGGACACGGGTGAGCAACGAGATGCTGCGGGACTCGGTGATTGCGTTGGAACCACTCCTCACCGGTATGTTCTCGGAGGCACTCGCCTACTTTGAAGATGATGCGTTCATCGCCGGCATCGGTGGTGGGCAGCCTCTAGGCATCCTCAACGCAGATGCCCTCGTCAGCGTGGCCAAGGAAACTGGACAAGCGGCCAGCACCCTCGTGGTGGAAAACATCGTCAAGATGTACAGCAGGATGCTACCACGCTCGATCCCCAGGTCGGTCTGGATCATGCACCCCGATGTCCAACCTCAACTGTTCACGATGAGCCTCAGCGTTGGGACGGGCGGTGCGCCAATGTTCTTCCCCGCCGGTGGATTGGGCGGGAGCCCAGTACCCACGCTACTTGGCCGGCCTATCATCCTCAGCGAGAAGTGCGAAACCCTCGGTACTGCTGGGGACATCTACCTGGCTGACCTCAGCTACTACCTCATCGGGGATAGGCAGACCCTTGAGATGGCCAGCAGTAGC